AGGAACTGCAGTGTCAGGCACAACAGGAAGTGCCCATTTAAATGGGGCAACCGTTTATGATGCCAATGACTATGTAGGCTGGGGCGAAGCGGCTTCAGGTGACTATGTGATTGAACCTGGGATGTGGTCCTTAGATAATTATGGAACTAAACTGATTGCTTTGATTGTAGGAGGGTCATGCTTTGAATGGGATTCTTCCATCGCAGCAGCAACGTCTACTCGAGCAACCATTATTTCAGGAGCGCCAACGGCTTCCAGAGATATGTTAGTTTCAACTCCCGATCGGCACTTAGTGTTCTTCGGAACGGAAACCACGATTGGAGATACAGATACCCAAGATGATATGTTTATACGATTTTCTTCTCAGGAATCCTTAACCGATTATACTCCTACCGCAGTCAATACCGCAGGTTCACAAAGACTCGCGGATGGCTCTAAAATTATGGGAGCGTTAAGAGGTCGGGATGCGATTTATATCTGGACCGACACCGCCATGTTTACCATGCGTTTTGTAGGATCTCCCTTTACCTTTGCTTACGAACAAGTAGGAACCAACTGTGGACTCATCGGCAAAAATGCCTGTGTGGAAGTGGATGGTGCGGGTTACTGGATGTCAGAGAATGGTTTCTTTAGATACACTGGTCAACTTGAATCCATGGACTGCTTAGTCGAGGACTTTGTTTATGATAATATTAATACTAATTCTAATCAATTGATTAATGCAGGTTTGAATAATCTTTTTGGAGAAGTGATATGGTTTTATTGTAGTGACGGCTCTAATGTAGTGGATGCCATGGTCTCTTATAACTATATTGATTCGT